TTGCAAACCCTTTTTTTTGAATTTGTGCAGTTTTACCAAGAATAGAAGATGTTTTTGTGCAACTTTCACAAATCGCAGGGTGCTTTTTTGTGCAATTTTCACAAAACTCAATTAAATTGAGCAAACTGCTTGACAACTCAGGCAAAATGAGTTATAATATATACAAAGTTACGTGACGGCGCAAATAAACCGCCGCCGGAACTGCAAAGGGTTACATGGTGGTGTATAAGATTTTCTGAACAATTATATTATACACCATTTTAACCCCAAAGTCAAGTACAAAGTTACAAAAATCCTAAAAAGGAGGTGTAAAAATGGTAAACGGCGCAAAAATACGGTCATTACGGGAAGAAAACAAATTGACAGTTGAAAAGGCAGCAACAGAAGTGGGCATAACTCACGCGATGTTGGTGTTTGTTGAAAGAGGACAGAGGCAACCGAGCGTTGACACTCTTGTAAGAATAGCGGACTATTTCGGAGTAAAAATTGATGACTTAATCATAAGGGCAAATCCCTCTGATATCGCATAGAACTATTCTACAACATAATTATATCAAAAAAAAGGAGGTTTTACCATGAACGGAAAAGACGGAAATCTATATCAAATATGTAGGAAACTAACAGGTTTCACGCAAGAATGTGCAGCGGAGCGTCTTGACATAGACGTGCGGACGTTGTCGAACTATGAAAACAAGAGGACTGACGACGAAAGTCCTGTTCCAGAAAAAGTGATAGCACGAATGGCGGAAGAGTACGGTATACCGTCGCTGCCGTTCTACCACGTGAAGTATTATACGCCGCTCGGCAAGTTCTTCCCCGACTATATCGAGCCGGACGGCATGGGGGATATGGCATTTCAGGGCATCATGGCGCGTGACGAGCTGGTCAAGACCATTGACAGATTCACCGGCATTGCCAAGGAGTGCAAAAAGGGCATACCGCCTGAAAAGGCTGACGAGTATGCGGAGTGTATGGATTGGTTCAAGTCCATTGGCGGGACAATCATGTCGATAGAGGCATATGGACGGCGACAAGTCTGCGGAGAAAAACAGAGCGAGGAGGTGGCGGCTTGAATGCCAAAACAATAGCACAAATAGCGCAGAACCCTGAAACTAAGTGGTACTACAACCAAAAAGAAGCCGCGGCACTTTTAGGATGCTCGCGCCAAACAGCGGCTGTGTTTCTCAGCGAAGCAGCTGTACCATATCACCGCATAGACGGCAAGTCAAAGACGTATTTTTTAGGCGATATCTTGGAGGCGGTAGAGAGAGTGCGGTGGAAAGATTCGGCGCGTAGGGCATGAAATTGACGCTCTGATGGTCGAGAGAAGAGGAGGAAATATTGTATTTTGAGAAAATTTATGAGAAGTTTTTTTCTGAAGCTGAAACTGAGATTTTCGATATGGCGCGAGATACGAAGACTTGAACGATTATATAAAAATCAATTTGTATCGACTGCTACGAAAAACGACCTTGACCGCTTGGCTATTACATTAGGGTTGCGACGCGACTCTAATGAGAGCGATGCCGCGCTTAGAGAACGACTGCGCGAAACAATGCAGCAATCCTCGCGCCAAATAAAATAAACCTATCGGATTCGATAGGTTTAAGCCACTAATAAAATCTAAGGCTGACGCTCACGGGTGTTGCTTCGCGCAACGAGATAATCGAGTGACACATCAAAATAGTCGGCGAGGGTAATCAAGCCTTGAAAATCAGGGAAGCGCGTCCCAGTTTCGTAATGCTGGTAAGCTCTAACCGATATTCCCAAAACATCGGCTATATCTTTCTGAACAATATTTCTGTTATTCCTAAGTTCTTTCAATATTTTATTGAACTCTTGCATACTTCCTCCACGAACTTTAAGTTCATATTATGTTTACAAACTAATTTTACTAAAACGCTTGACAGAACTCTAAGTTCGTGGTATAATATAACCATAAGGAACTTTAAGTTCCGATTAGCGTTAGAAAGGACGGTGACAAATGAGGATAAACCTCATAAACGCGAGAAAAGAAGCGAACCTCACTCAAAGAGAGTTAGGCGAGCTACTGGATGTAAGCGAAAGGCATATCAATTCCTTGGAAGCCGGCGCATCAGACGGAAGCATACCACTGTGGAAACGGCTTCGGGAACTATTCAGCGAAACAATCGACCTGTTAGAGCAGGTAGAACAAAAATAACCGCCTGAGTGTTAGAGCACTGGAAGCGGTTAAGGAAAACTAAGATGAAAAACAATTCAAGTATATTATATCACTTAGTTTTCCGAAAATCAAGAGGTTTTAGAAAAAAATAAAAAATTATTTTCGGAGGAATGAAGAAATGAAAAAAGTATGTAACGAGTGCAAAGAAATTTACATGGAGCATGAGCTTGAGTGTCCCGAATGTTTCAACGAAGAAAGTATTCTGATACGCGAAGAGGATATATGCCCTATCTGCGAACTCTGTCATGACCACGGGGCAACAGGCAACTACAAGTGTAACGACTTCGAGGACTGTTTCATAGCCGCGTACAGTGATGGAATGGCATTGCAGTATATAGAGGAAGTCTACAGCGAAAGCGAGAAAGCGGATTGGCGCGAGTGGATGCGCGAACCGTACATGAAGCGGACACTGCAATCGTATATGTGGAGTTTGGATGTTGAGCATATCAAAGAATTTATGCAGTTCGTAGCGGACAGCGAAAGCGAGAAAAAGGTAGCGCATATATGGCTGTATGCCTTGGTAGCAACAGCATAGCAGAACGAAAGCCAGAACGGGGACGGCGCAAGTCCCCGCAAAGATTAAATTGATGGAGGATTGAAAAATGTCAACAAAGATATACCAAGCGATAATCGGTGTTATGTCCGAGATAGGCGCGATAGGAAAAGAAAAAACGAATACACAGCAAAATTTCAAGTATCGCGGAGTGGATGATGTCATGAACGCACTCCAGCCTCTACTTATCAAAAATGGCTTGTTTGTAGTGCCTGAGGTGCTGGAGCAGACGCGAGAGGACAGAATTACCGCAAAAGGCAATGCATTGATATATTCAGTATGCAGAATAAAATTCGTGTTCTATGCCGATGACGGCTCGAATGTGACCGCCGTGACCATTGGCGAGGGCATGGACAGCGGCGATAAAGCTACTAACAAGGCGATGGCTATAGCGTTCAAGTACGCTTGTTTTCAAGTGTTCTGCATACCCACGGAGGAAATGAAAGACCCTGATGGGGAAAGTCATGAGCTTCAAGGTATGCCGCCAGCGCAACCACCGAACCCCGCTGCGGCAACTCCAGTTTGTGCGCAATGCAAAGCGGCATTCAAAGGCGGGACGCTCAAGGACGGAAAGCCATTTGACGCTGAAACGGCGTATAACTGGAGCGCAAAGCGTAACAATGGCACTGCCTTGTGTTACAAGTGTGAAAAAGCAGCAGGTGAAAGCGCATGAGTGGAACAATCAAGGGCAGTTTGCACGGGGTGATGACAGACGACAGCGGAAACTTAATCGTGTCGTTCATGGTGGCGGGGGAAAACATTCCCCCTGCTCGCCGCCGTGTCGCAGAGCTAAAGAAACACCGGGAGAACGGCAAGGACACCCTGAAAATCGAAGCGGACATATGGCGTGAAAAGCGTTCGCTTGATGCCAATGCTTACTTCCATGTGATTTGTAGCAAGATGGCGGCGGTGCTTAACACGAGTTTAGATGAAGTCAAACAGCAGCTCGTATTGAGCTATGGCACTATCAAGCTGTATGCAGATGGCGGTATAGCGGTGATGAAGCTCCCCGCCAGTATTGATGTAGATGAGATATATCCATACACAAAATGGTACAAGGAGCGTGAGGAAAACGGCATTTTGTGTAACTGTTACATCATCTACAAGCGCACGAGAGAACTTGACTCTAAAGAGTTTTCGGTGCTGCTTGACGGCACGATAAGCGAGGCGCGGGAACTCGGTATCGAGGTGGCAACGCCGGAGCAGATAACCAAGATGCTGTCATTAATGGAGAACAGGAAGTCGAGTTAAGGCTATGGGGCGGAGTATGTCTGCCCCATAAACAAAGATAAAGTTGGTGCAGAATGAATTATATGACTGAAATTTTGGCGTTCTACGATTACATAGAGAGTAATCCGCAAATGACCGATACCTGCATTTGTCTGTGGCACGCATTGATGTACCAAGCAAATAAAACAGGTTGGAAGCGCGAATTCTCCGTTGCAATCTCTACGCTGGAATTGAGAACCAGTTTGAAAAGAAACGCGATATATACAGCACGCAATAAACTGAAGCAATTTGGGCTGATAGACTTTAACGAGCGCACAGGAAACTTATCATCAATTTACACAATCAATAGTTTTGTGTCCTTTAAACAAACACAGGATGAAACACAACCCCAAACACAGACCGATACACAGGGTGAAACACAACCCCAAAACATTAATAAACAAAACAAAACGAAACGAAAAAATAAAGATGACGAAATAAATTCCGTTGATTTACTTTTTGATGAGATTTGGGTATTGATACCATCGCACAAAAATGACAGGAAATCGAAAGTCGGCAAGGAACGAAAGAAAGAATTAGCGAAATACGGATATGAAAAAATTAAGGCGGCGTGCGAGAACTACCTGAAAACGCAAAATCCACAGTATTTGCATAGGCGCGATAATTTTTTCAACGAGATTATTGACAATTATCTCAATCAAAATTTTGAGAAAACTGAGGATGAATGGAGTGATTACGTAACATGACGGTACATGAATTTGCGGATAAATACCTGCAGCCGTACTCACGCAAGAGCGCGGAGCTGATCCCCGACTTCTGCCCATTTTGTCACGGGGGCAAGAGCAAAGATAAGCAATCATTCGCGCTGAACGCCGACAACAAGACATATAACTGCAAGCGCGGCTCATGCGGCAAGCAGGGGCATTTCACAGAGCTATGCCGTGACTTCGGCGAACAGGCTGATAAAGATGCGCCATACAATACGAATTACACCCCGCAGGTCAAGAAATACAAAAAGCCGGAAATTAAAGCGGAATCAGCGGGCGATGACATAAAATCATACTTGGGCTTGCGTAAAATCAGCGAAGCTACGATAGCGGCGTACAAAGTCGGCTCGGATGGCAAAGACAACATCGTTTTCCCGTGCTACGACGAAAAGGGCGAGCATATCTTCACGAAGTTCCGTCCGGCGCGGAAAGTGGAAAAAGGCGAACGCAAATCATGGCGTGAAACCAATACTAAGCCGATATTATTCGGGATGCACCTGTGCGAGTTTGATAAGCCGCTGTGTATCACCGAGGGCGAAATTGACGCTATGTCCTGCTATGAGGCAGGCATACCCAACGCAGTAAGTGTCCCGTCCGGCGCGGAGGACTTTGTGTGGCTTGATACCTGCTGGGACTGGGTGCGGCGGTTTGATAAAATTATTTTGTTCGGCGATAATGACGCGGCGGGGCTTGAGATGATGAAAAAGCTGTCCGTGAAACTGTCGGACAAGCAGATATATATTGCCGAGCATGAGGGCAAGGACGCGAATGAACTGTTATACCGCAAGGGTGCGGCATCGGTCAAGGCGGCGTATGACTTCGCGAAAGAAGTTCCGGCGTTCGGGCTGATAGACTTGGCGAGTGTAGTTCCGCTTGACGTTAAAAATCTGAAAAGCGTCAAGACAAGCATCAAAGAGTTAGACAGGAAAACACACGGGTTCGCATACGGCAACGTGAGCGTGTGGACGGGTAAACGCGGCGAGGGCAAGAGTACGCTGCTGTCAATGATTCTGCTTGATGCGATTGAGGACGGCGTTAATGTATGCGCGTATTCAGGGGAACTGGAGGCATCGCTGTTTCAATACTGGGTTGATTTACAAGCGGCGGGCAAAAACCATATCTCAAGCTACTATGATAATTCCATCGGAGACGATGAGCAGTATGTGCCGAACGATATAAAGGCGCGTATCCACGCATGGTATTCACGCAGATTTTGGCTGTACGACAACTCTATCATTGAGGAAAATGAGGAAGCATCTATACTCAACGTGTTCGAGATTGCGGCGAAACGTTATGACTGCAAGGTGTTTTTGGTAGACAATCTGATGACAGCGAACTCATCGGCGTTGAGCGACACTGATTTCTTCAGGGCGCAGTCGGCGTTTGTGGGCAAATTGGTAAAATTCGCAATAAAGTTAGATGTCCATGTGCATTTAGTCGCGCATCCGCGCAAGACATCAAACAAAAGCCTTGACAGTGATGATGTGTATGGAAGTGGCGACATAACCAACAGACCCGCCAACGTATTTTCGGTGAAGCGTTTGAGCGAAGAGGAGTCCGAAAAAGCAAAATTTGATATTGCGCTGGAAATAAAGAAGAACCGGCTGCATGGCACACTTGGTAAAATCGGGCTGAACTACTGTAAAATCAGCCGCAGGATATACGCAGCATCGCAGGGCAATTACGCGAAATACGGCTGGGAGCATCAAGAGGCAGGCGCATTTGTTGATATCACTGATGACGTTCAGGATTTGCCGTATGAGCTGTAGGAAAGAGGTGTTTTGATGATGATCACAAACAAGCCAAGTTCTGACAGACCCAGTAGTGACCAGTTTAATTACCTCGAATCCGAGGGATTTGAAAATTGTCCTGACTATGAAGGCTATCGACGAGATATCCGCGCACTGCAGAATACGCCATTGTCTGCCGATGATTACGAAAAAGCCGCGAGGCTGGCAGCGGAAAGGCGGGGTATATGAGTAACAAATACAATGCGAAGCCGACAGAGCTTGATGGGTTGAAATTTGCCTCTAAAGCTGAGGCGGCGCGGTATGCAGAGCTTCGATTACTGGAGAAATCGGGATATATCGGAGGGTTGCGATGTCATCCAAAGTTTAAGCTGCTGGACAAGCAGCGGGATGAGCGTCAAGGCATACACTACACGGCAGATTTTTATTACCGTGAGCGCGTAGAAGGCAAACTCGCCATTGTAGTCGAAGAGGTGAAAAGTGCCGCGACAGCCAAGCGAGCAGATTATATTCTCAGGCGCAAGCTGTTCAAGGCGATGTTCCCCGATATTATTTTTCGGGAGATTATACAATGAGAAAAGGCGGGTTATTAGAAAGCATTCTCAATAAGTCTAATGCCGAGGGCGTATGTGCGACGTGCGGAGATTGTATGAAAATAAGTGACAATGCGCAGGGCTGCGTAGCAAAAGACAAATTGATTATGCCGAAATATCCACCGTATCATGTCAATTCTAATTCAAAATGTAAAGATTGGAAGAAAGGTGAAACATGAATATAACAACAAAATATGAAATAGGGCAAAAAATATGGTCAATCGGAACGTATAGCATGAGATCACAATCTTGTGCAGAGTGCGGAAGCCCCACAGTGAAAACAAGATGCAGAGTTATGCCAAAAACAAAGATAATCAGTATCAGCGTCCGCACATCGGGAATTTTCGGCAATATAGTGCGCTACGAAAATGACCGAAACACCCAAGCCAAAGAAGCCGAGATTGATTGTGATGGCGGCATTTGGTTTACATCGGCTGAGTCTGCCCAAGCCGAGTGCAATAGGCGAAACGCCAAGAGAAAAGCGGAGGATAAGAAAAAATGCGCAGTTACTTAAAAAATAAATGGCTGTGGGTTCAAGCATTGTTTTTGGCGGCAACGCCGTTTGTGTGGTACTTTGCGTGGCAGGAGCGCGGATATAGCGGCATGGGCGGCGAGGTGTTCTTCCCGTTAGCACCGCTGTTAGTGTATGCGTTTGTGCGGTGCGCGAGGGATTCAAGGGGGATGTGGAGATGAAACGATACACGTTAGACGGCACAATCGACCTCGTGCAAATAGCCGTCACGCGCTTGTGGGACTACGAAGAAAAAGCCCTTGATATGCACCCAAGCGGCTACTATGTTGCGTATAGCGGTGGCAAGGACAGTGATGTTATACGCATACTGTGCGCACTCGCGGGCGTGAAACATGAGCTATGGCACAACCACACCACCGTAGATGCGCCGGAAACGGTTAGATATGTGCGGGGCATTCACGGTATCAACATTAGTTACCCCGAACTATCTATGTGGCGGATGATAGTCAAGAGAGGTATGCCGCCGACAAGGATTGCGAGGTATTGTTGCGCGGAGCTTAAAGAGCGCGGTGGTATTGGAAGGTTTGTTGTGACAGGAGTGCGGAAATCGGAGAGCTATCAACGCTCTCAGCGTGAATTTCTCGAGGTCAAAGGCAGGACGAAAAAAGACAAAGTCGTATTCACGACAGACAACCACGAAACCAAACGGACGGTATACAATTGCGTGCCTAAAAATGCGCTGATACTCAATCCAATAATTGACTGGACAGACAAAGATGTGTGGGATTTCCTGCATCATCACGGCTGCAAGTCTAACCCACTGTACGAGTGCGGGTACAAGCGGGTTGGGTGTGTAGGATGCCCAATGGCAACCATCAAGCAGCGAATGCGAGATTTAGGGCGATATCCCAAGTACAAGGCTAACTATATCGCCGCATTCGACAAGATGATAAGGGTAGAGGGGCGCGCTACAACGTGGCGCTCCGGCGAGGAAGTGTATGACTGGTGGATGCGCGAACCGAGCAAGCACGGGGACATTGAGGGGCAGATTAGTTTGTTGGAGGAATAACAAAAGAGCCGGAAGATCCGACTCTTTGCTTAGAAGGGTATGTATGTTTACATCGTTAAGGCAAGGTTTTACTATTTGCACTGGCTTCTCATGTATATCTTGGGTTTGTTAGAATCCGCCGCAAAAACAACACAATACGATGATTATGATGATTATCCAAATGATCCATTCGCATCCGCCGCCGAATCCGTCAACACATCCGTCTCGTTTTCCCATAAATCCCATCCTGTTCACCTCCTTGTAGGTATCATATCTACATTTTATGCAGAGGCAGGCAGTTTGGTGCGGCGGCAATTCAAAAGAGAAACTAAACAAATTTAAAATAACACGCTGGACTTCCGGCAGAAATGAGGAGTTTATGGGAGGTTTCGCAATAGGTTATCCGCCGACAATAAACTACTGTCCAAGTTGCGGCAGGGACAACATAACAGCCAATGACCACTGGACTGCAAACGGGAAAGTTGTATGTCATAATCCGCAATGCGGGGTTGTTTGCATTGTAATCGAAATCGAAGACGAATCTAAAAAAGAAAGTGAGGATGAGAGCTAATGACGACACATGATATAACAAAGCAATTTGGCGAAATTACTGAAACGCAGTTGCTTATAAGAGACAAATTCCACGAATTAGAAGCCGAGCGTGACTACTGGAAATCCCGCTGTGAAGCGTTGGAGGGGGCATTGAAAAGTGAATACTGTCCCTGTGATACGTGTGTATACAAAGATGATTGTCAAACGTGCAAGCATTATAATGACGAATTAACGCATGACAGTTATATTTTTGATTATGACAGATTTATAATCGGAGGTGCGCCATAATGACGAAAGCTGAACGCGATAAGCTCAAATCAGACGCATTGACGATTAATCCAAAGTTGGCGTTAGAAATCTTAGAAAAGATACCCGCATTATTAGACGCGCTGGATGATATGGAGTACAAGTTACAACAATATAAAGATTACATGGACAGAATCCGCGGCTTGCCGAACTGCAATACGTGTGGATATGAATGGAATTGTTCGCATATGCCCGACCCCGGACAGAATACTCGAATAAACTGTCCGCTATGGATTGCAGAGGCAGGTGACGACACATGACCTCAGGAATCATCCGGCGCGTTGATGCGCTGGGTAGGCTTAACCTGCCTGCTGAGATACGCAGAGCCGTTGGGCTTACGCATAGGCATGAGTTAGAGATATTTGCACAGAATGGCGAAATCGTATTGATGAAGCGTGAATATATGTGCGTGTTCTGCGAATCGTGCGAGGATTTACAAAGTTTCAATGATAGGCTTGTATGTAGAGGCTGTATAGAGGAATTGAAAGGCTAAATGCCACTTATTTTAAATTGTCAAGGAGGGTGTCAAGGATGGATAAAAAATTCAAAGTGGAATCGGCGGCGATAATACCTTTTTTCAAGCACAAAATAAAAGACTTAAAATATGAAATCAAACGGTGCGAAGAAAAGATATATGAGCTTGACCACAAGGGCATATCTGTAAATTTGAGCGGTGTGCGTTCAAGTGATATAGGCGACCCTACGGGTGAAATAGCGTCAAAAATATCCGAATACAAGGACTTGTTGCAGAAAACACGCCTTGAACTTCTTGATTTACAGATAGCCGCTGAAAAATATATCGCGCAGGTTGACAACTCGCTACTTAGGTTTGTCATGCAGCGTCATTTTATCGATGGTAAGTCATGGGTACAGATTGCGCATGAAATGAGCAAACTCGAAAAGCACATGTGTAGTCCATCTATGCCCCGCAAGTTGGTTGATAGGTGGTTTGATGAAAAATGTTAATATTGTGTAAACTATAGCAATTGTCCGCTTTGTCCGTTTTGGTTATGTTATAATAGTAATGTAGAAGTATGCAACGATAAGAAAAAGCGGGCTTTGTGGCGTAGATAACCTCGTTATCTGCTGAAACAGGGTTCGCTTTGTTTTGTGAAAAGATAAAAGCCGAGTTAAAGATGAAGGAGAGAAAAAAGATGGATAGTTTCATATCATGGATGGGCGGCAAGAAGTCGCTGCGCAATGCAATTTGTGAGCGGTTTCCGCAGGAGGGCGTAGAAAGGTATATAGAGGTGTTTGGCGGAGCGGCGTGGGTGCTGTTTCATAAAGATAAACACGCGGCATTTGAGGTGTACAACGATATCAACGGCAATTTAGTGAATCTATTCAAATGCGTCAAGCATCACCCTGACGCTATCGCGGATGAACTTGATAACGTGTTGTACTCTCGCGTGACCTACAGTGAATTTAAGGAACTGCATAAAAATACAGCCTTGACGGATATTCAACGCGCCGCCATGTATTTTTATATGATAAAAGCGAGCTTCGGTTCAAAGCTTGATTCGTTCGGAGCGAAGCCGCGTGATATAACTAAGACAGACAGCTTCAAGGCGATAAAAGAGCGGCTAAAAAGTGTCGTAATCGAAAACAAGAGCTTTGAGGCTCTCATCAAGCAATATGACCGCCCGCAGACATTATTTTATTGTGATCCACCGTATTTGGGGACGGGGTATTATTATGACCACAGTGACGCGCCATTTGATAAGACGATGCACACACAATTAGCGGAGATATTGCGCAACATCAAGGGGAAGTGTATCATCTCATACAACGATGATGAATTTATCCGCGAGCTTTACACGGATTTCACTATTGAGCAGGTCAGCCGGCAGAATAATTTAAGCTCTGCAGCGAGGCAGAATGCGTATAATGAGTTGATTATTAGAAATTATTGATAGATATTGCAGAAAGGAGCGGTTTATGTGGGTAAATTATCACCAAAGCAACATCGGTTCACCGAAGAATACATTAAAGATATGAATCCCGTAAAAGCCGCTACCCGTGCGGGATATAGCCCCAAGACAGCAAGATATGCCTCAGAGTGGATTAATGAAAAAAACCTACAAAAACCGACATCGAAATTCAATCCCGATATTAAAGCAGCCATAGATGCCTTGTTGCAGGCTATGCGGGATAAATGCCTTGCTGACGCCTACGAAGTGGAAGCGTATTTGACTTCTGTGCTTCGCGGTCAGACATCTTCTGAAATTGTCGTGATTGAGGGTACTGGTGATGGTCGTTCGAAAGCTCGCAAGATGAAGAAAGCCCCTGATGAGCGCGAACGCTTGAAGTCGGCTGAAATCTTAGCGAAGCGGCATGGGCTGACCGATGCCAAATTAAACGTGAATCATTTTATCCCGCCAGCGTACTATGGCGAAAATGATTTAGAATAGCAAGCTGGTGATATTATGGGAGCGGCACAAAACAAGATATATCTGCCTGATATAGTCGGCAAGCATTATAAAGATTTTTGGCATTTTAAAGGGGCATATCGTGTATGTAAGGGAAGCCGCGCAAGCAAGAAATCAAAAACAGCGGCATTGTGGTTTATATACAACTTTCCAAAAAACCCATCTGCAAATCTTCTTGTGGTGCGTAAAGTATTCAGGACGCTTAAAGATTCGTGTTTTAGAGAATTAAAATGGGCTATAAATCGCTTAGGAGCTTCCCCGTACTGGAAAATTACTGAATCACCGCTGGAAATGACATATATACCAACAGGGCAGAAAATATACTCTCGCGGACTTGATGATCCGCTTAAAATAACATCTATTACTGTTGAAGTCGGCGCGTTATGTTGGGGCTGGCTCGAGGAAGCCTATGAAATTATGAACGAAGCCGATTTCGATGTTTTAGATGAATCCTTACGCGGTAATTTGCCCGATGGACTATTTTATCAATGGACGCTTACGTTTAATCCGTGGAATCAATACCACTGGATTAAAAAGCGTTTTTTTGATGTAGGGGAAGATGAAATCGTAATCTCCGAACTTGAAAACGGAGCTATAAAACAGTATTACGATGACGAAACAGGCGAAAATATTCAAACCCTTGCTATGACAACGAATTACTTAATGAATGAGTTCATTGACAAGGCGACATTTGCGAAATATAACCGCATGAAAACCCGCAACCCACGCCGCTATAATGTGGCTGGGCTTGGCAACTGGGGAATCGTTGAGGGTGTCATATTCGAGAATTGGCGAGAAGATAAAAATTTTGACCTCGAAGCCATCAAGCGCATAGAC